AATGCAAGGTCGCTTGATCCGAAATTTCGAAACGCGGAGCCCCTCCGTCGGCCACGACAAAGTCTGCCGCGTCAACGAGCACGACCGTCTTCGGCGGAACGGTGCCGCTGTCAATTATCGGAACGTTGAGCAGCGTGCCGCGCGCGACTTCCTCTTTGAAGGGGAAGATTCCCGTATTCGGCGTATTGACCAACGAGGCGCCGAGCACGTCGGTCGGGTTCATCAACCATACCGGCGAGCGGACGTTGCCGTAGGTTGCGGTCGTGAGCGCACCGATGAGCGCCTTGAGATCGCCGACGAGTGCCGCCAGGCCGCCGCCCGCCGTCGCAGTGATCGCCGCAACACCGTTGAGCAAACCAGCGGGCCGGATCAACGTCGCCGCATTCGCGTCGAGCAACACGCTGTCGACCGCGACCGTGGTGTCGGCCTGGATTGCTTCGCGTAAGACGCCTTCAATGGCCGGAATACTGTGTTCATCCATTTCCTTGGTCCAGGAACTGATGATCGCGACTTTTTTAGGCGTCATGGTCTGCGCCGTGAACGCACCTTGCCTTACGGGAATCGCCTGCCCTTCACCGACGAACGAGCCAGCGAGTGACGGCGTGCGCGAGCGCGTCGGGATAATAATTTTGCCCGCGCGTCCGAACTGCAGCGACAATCCGCGCGCCGCCAGCCGCGTCAGCACGGCTTGGGGCATGAGGATTGGCATCATCGCCGCGTAGGTTTGCTGCACGAGCTCGGCAGCCCATCCTGTCACCGTGGTCATCGCAGGCGCCGACGCGGCGCGCAGAATGAAATCGGTGAACAGCTTGGTGCCGTCGTCGTCGCCGTAGATCTGGGTGCGAACTTCGTGCGGGTTCTTGCCCCAGTTCTTGGAGACGTAGGCGACCGTGCCCGCACGCACGATCAGGTCGAGCACGTTGAGCTCCTTTTTCCCGATCGTCGACGTGAACAGGATCTCGCCGTTGCGCGAGACCTGCGCGGGAGGCGCGTGGCCGTTGCTGGCGCCCGGCTGAATGATCGCCGGCAGATGTGGCCTGCCGCCGCCATTGCCGCCCTCGAGCGACTGCGCCAGGCGCTTCTCGGATTCGGTCAGTGCGGTGTGCGCCTTCTCGAGGTGCTGAATTTCACCGTTCAGCGCCTCCATCCGAGCGAGCTCATCGTCGAGCACGTTCGTGTCATCCATCTTCTCGATCACTTCGGCGAGCGCAGCGCGCTTGATGCCGAGTTGATTCTGCACTTCGACAATGCGTTGGGAGAGCGACATGATGTTTGTCCTCCTTCTCTGCCCATGACTTCTGGCGGACCCGCCGTTGAAACCCCGGCGAATGACGCGGTCTTTTCTGCCGGACCCGGCGAAGACTGCGTCCATCGTTTGCGGGGAGATGTTCAGACTCTTCGCGATCGCCAGCGCGTTCGGATTCGCCGGAACAGAGACCAGTGAACACTCAACCAGTTCTTGTTGTAGATAGCGGAACGGGCCGAAATACGGATCGGCCTTGTCGTGCATCGGCTCGCGCTTTTTCGGCTTGAAGCCGACCGATACCGCGCGCAGGATCCCCACCGCGCGCAGCTTGCGGATCTCATCGATGCGCGGCGATGTGCCTTCGGGCGCGAGCTCGAGGCGGCCGCGCAGATCGCGATCATCGTTGCGCAAGTTATGCCAACGACCAATCACAAAATTCGGATTATGATTAAACAAACAGATGGGATTTTTTTCGAACGACTCGTAAGTCCAGCCACGCGAATCGATGACCTCACCGAGGCGATCTTCGGTGGCGTCCGACATGATGTACTCGTCGCCGAGATCGGCCGCCGTCATCACTTGCTTGACGACAAGATCGCCCGCGCCTTTATCATCTTCCGCGGCATCTTCCCAGGCTAACGTGCAAGCATCCTCGGCATCGCCTTCATCGTCGAAGTTGTCGCCGAGCTCATCCATACATCGATCGATGAAGTCCTGTCTGCTCTCGCCGTCCTCCGGTTCAGGCAGATCCATCTGCTTGCTCAGAATCTTTTTCCACAACGCGATGATGCGCTTGACCTCGGCCTCGTTGCTTCTGGCCTTCTTGTGCGCCTCGCGCCAAGCATCCATGCACATCGCGATGGCTTGATCTTGTGTCCGATCGGCGGGCGCGCTGTCGCCAAAGGCCTCATGCATGCACGCCGACATGTAGTCGGACTGACTCTGATTCGGTTTGACCTTAGGTAACGGCATGTCTGCCTCCCTCTCGGGATTAGCGTTGATGTTCCTGCACGACCGAAATCTTCCAGCCCTTTTGCGCGCAGTAATAGCGCACGCGGTCGCGTGACCAACGGCGCATGTATTTGACGATATCCGCGGCTTCGACGACGCGGTCATCCCACAAGATCAGCCCAGCGAAAAAATGTGGGGCGTCAATCACTGCGAGAGTTTCTCGCATCATCCGGCTAAATCTGGCCAGGTGCGCGCCCATTGCGTGTAGGCGTTAGCCAGAATTGGTATCGTGAAATGACCGGTTACTGTGCGGTTGGCGCCGTTGTTGGTCGCGAGCCAAGTAAAAAACTGGGCGGCGGTCCCGCGCCAGTCCTCGTTCGGGACGTAAACCGCATCATCGGTGATCGCGAGCGCCCACTGCGGCGACTTCACCGCGCCGGTCGACGGCGGCGGATTGCTCCCCAGCGGATCGCCGATCGTGATCGGCTTCGGATTGGCTGGCGCGTTGACATCATAGACCCAACCAATGATCGGCCAGGCGAAGACGTCGACGGTTTGGATGCCCGCCGCATCGTAACGCATAACCAACAGGCCGCCAGTGTCGGGAGCAGTATTTAGGCTCACCGCCGCGCGGACTTCGGGCATTACTCATCTCCCAGACGTTTCGATCCGGATCGTGGGATAAAACGGATTGCCGTGCCAGCGCCAGGAGTGCCAGCGCGGCAGAAGTAGCGTTGCGCGCGGATGACCGATCGCACCAGCGAGGTGGATTGCCGCCGTGTCGACGCTCACGACTTCGTCCATCAACGACATCAATGCCGCGCAGTCGGCGAGGTCAGCGAACTCGTGGTAGAGGACCCCAGCCTCGCCAGCCGCCGCGCGATCCTGGATCTGCAGGCTATGGAACGCGACCCTCTCTGTATCTCCAAACCGCGCAACCAATTCAGCAACGGGGAGCGAGCGCGGAAAATCATCGGGCTGCTCGGCGCCGACCGACCAGGCTATTCCGACCCTGCGTCGCGCGTCCGGGAGGGTTGAGCGCCAGCGCGCGACGAGAGCCGGGTCGGCGGTGACGTAAGGTCCGGCCGGGACCGTGGAGGGCGTCACCGTCAACCAACGCAGCAGATACAGAAACGACGTAAAATAGTCGCAGCCCTGAGCTGCGATCTCGAGGCTATTCGTCGCGATCACCATGCCAAACTGGGCAGCGATGCGCGTGAGCTCGGGCGGAACAAACATCACGACGTCGACGCCCATGGCGGTGAGTGCCGGCACAAAGCGCAGCATCATCACGGTATCGCCCAGGCCGTGATCGTGAATCAGCAGCAGCCGTTTGCCGGAAATGTCCTCGCCTTGCCATGGCGCGAGACCCGCCTCGAGCACGATCCGCGAAGCTGGACGCTGGAACGGCGGCGAGCGCTCGCACTCCTCGAACTCGGCAATACCTTCCGGCCAGCGCCCAAGCGATAGCAGGATCATCGCTCGGTTGAAGCGCGCGCGCAGCGTGTTGGCGACCTCGATCGCGCGGTCGATGGTGATCAACGCCGCCAGATTCTTGCCCGCCTTATGGAGCTCGACGGCATGCCCGAAGTGCTCGAGGTAGGCGCTGATATCGATGCCATCGACGGCAGTGATGCGCCGCGAGCCGATCACCCTGCCACCTCTCGCCACCAGGATCGATTCCGGAACCTTGTGGCCTTTCACGGTGTAGACTTCGCCCTCTTCGGTCAGCCCGCGCCAGCCGCCGTCAAGCTTCTCGGTTGCGATGATCGGCGGGAGTTCCGGAGGACCATCCTCGAAGCCGGACCAAAGCGCTTCTCGCTGCGGCGTTGTTACTTCCACGCCGGTGTCAGCCAGGCGAAGCCGCGCGGGTCGCGCAGGACCCAGGAGATCGGCCAGCGAACTTTGATCGCCGTCGAATCGGTTTGGAACATGCTTTTTTCCGGGCCAGTCGTCCCGGCCTGGCCGGGCGCGGTATCCTGCATCACCAGCGTGGCCGAACTCGCGACCTCGATTTCCGGCGTCGGCGACATCGCGCAGGCCAGCGCCGCGGGTGCGATCGCATAGAGGTTGCCGCCCGCGGCCGAGGAGCCGAGCGCCACGAGCTGCGATGGCGACTCGCTCTCCGTCAGGCGATAATTCACACCGATGGCGCGGCCGGGCGAGCCGACGACGAGGTATGGTCCGACTCCAGCGACCGGCGCGATC